AAGGGACTTTTGGTTCAATTGGAGCGTGAGTGTAACGTAATCGCTAAAGAAACTCGTCGTGGTAAGGGTAACTTCATCATCTGTTCTTCAGATGTTGCTACTGCCTTGACTGCAGCTGGTATGCTTGATTACGCACCTGCTCTATCTACTTCTTTGAACGTAGATGACACTGGTAACACCTTCGCTGGTGTTCTCAACGGTCGCACCAAAGTTTACATCGACCCATATGCGGTTGCTGACTATGTAACTGTTGGTTACAAAGGCACCAATCCTTATGACGCTGGTGTATTCTACTGCCCTTACGTACCTCTCCAAATGGTACGTGCTGTTGGCGAGAATGACTTCCAACCACGTATCGGGTTCAAGACTCGTTATGGTATGGTATCTAACCCTTACTCTGAAGGTGCTTCTGGCGCTGCTAATGGAGTAGGTTTAGGATCAGCTCGTTCTAACCAGTACTACAGAATCTTCCGCGTAGACAATATTCTCGCTTAAGATATCTAATAAAAACAATAATATGTTTTAGGGCGCTTCGGCGCCCTTTTTTTTACGTATAAATAATTTTAGTTATTCACTAAAGGTGTTGTATGCAAGACTATTGTCAAACAAATTTCTTACAACCTACAGGGTTCAAGGTTGTTGTGTCGAAAAATAGGTTACCATATTTGTCTTTTATGTCTCAGTCTATTACTCACCCAAGTATGGAGTTAGAAGCTACTGAAATTGGAAGACCTAGAATAGGTTCTGTGCCTTTTATTGGTGATGCAATTCAATTTGGATCTGTAACTTTAGATGTTATCCTTGACGAACAGATGAATGTTTACGGAGAAATATATAATTGGATGGAACAGATAGTAGAAACTAAACACAATTTAAATTCTGGAGTTCTCTATAAAAAAAATGATACGTCTTTATCAGATTATTGTGACATTAGAGTACAAATATTAACTAGTTCAAATAATTCTAACCGGCAATTCCAGTACGTTAACGCATTCCCTATTAGTTTAGGTGATGTGCAATTAGCATCGACCAACGAAGACACATATATAACTGCCCCAATGACATTCAGATTTGATTATTTTGAATTTTTATGATATAATTTAATATATTTTACTATGAGATTGCTTAATGAATTTAGAACAAGTGTTAGAACAATGGTCAAAAGATTGTCGTATTGACTTATCATCTATCGATGAATCATCTAGAATTACTCCCGAACTACATGCAAAATATCTTGGACTTTTGAGTCAAGTAAAGTTGCGCCTTAAAGATGCTGAATTTAAACAGAAAGAACTCATGAAAAAAAAGTGGTTATGGTATCAAGGTAAAATGGCACATGAAGAAGTTCTTGAATTGGGATGGGATCCAGACCCGTTTGACGGACTGAAGATTCTAAAAGGTGAGATGGAACATTATGTTGAAGCAGATCCTGAACTTGTAGCAAGTGAAGCTAAAATACAATACTTAAAAACTTTCATAGATACTCTAAAAGAGATTGTTGAAAATCTTAAATGGCGTCATCAAACAATCGGTAATATTATAAAATGGAAACAATTTGAGGCTGGGTTCTAGTTGCAAACTATAACTTTTAGATTAAAAGATCATGCGATGTTGCAGTTGACAGACTGTGATCAATCCGTTGCGTCTGAGTTATCTGAATATTTTACATTCGAAGTTCCAGGTGCTAAGTTTATGCCTGCGGTAAAAGCAAGACGCTGGGACGGTAAGATTAGAATGTTGAACCGGACCAACGGTGAAATTAATGCTGGTCTTTATTGGTCAATTAAAAAATTTTGTATGCAACGTGGTTATGGTATTAAGGTTCTAGATGGTCCTTATGGTCTTCCTTATGATACCAATAAAGTCAATCATATAGAAACAATGAAATGGATATCTACTCTTAATCTGCCATTTGCTCCACGTGACTATCAATATGATGCTGTTTGTCATGCAATTAAATTCAAAAGATCTATTTTAATATCACCCACAGGTTCAGGCAAATCACTTATTATTTATTTGTTGATGCGTTGGTATTTACAAAATCATGATAAGAAAGTTTTAGTTATTGTTCCTACAACATCTTTGGTAGAACAAATGTTGAAAGACTTCACTGACTATGGTTGTGACCCAGATTTGTTTCATATAATATACAGTGGTAAACTTAAAGAAACAAATAAACGAATAATCATTACTACATGGCAGTCTATCTATAAACTCGGGCCTAAATGGTTTGAAGATTTTGGTTGCATATTTGGAGATGAAGTTCACGGCTTTAAATCTAAATCATTATCATCTATTATGAACAAATCATACAACGCTGATTATAGATTTGGTACTACAGGCACATTAGATGGAACACAGGTACATAAGTTAGTTTTAGAAGGCCTGTTTGGTCCAGTGCACAGAGTGACCACTACATCCACCTTACAAGAGAAGAACCAACTAGCTAGTTTAGATATAGATATTATTCTTTTGGAACATTTGAAAGAAGATGCGGATAGATTATACGGGTGCACGTATCAGGAAGAAATTGATTTCTTAGTGGGAAATAAAAAACGCAACAACTTCATTAGAAATCTTGCTTTGTCTCTTGATGGCAATACACTTGTACTTTTTAATTTAGTAGATAAACACGGTAAAGTTTTAAGAGATTTAGTTGAGGATAAAATAGATGAAGGAAGAAAACTGTTCTATGTGTCAGGAGAAACAAAAACCAATGACAGAGAAGCAATTCGTAATATCGTTGAAACTCAGAACAATTCAATTGTTATTGCTAGTCTTGGTACCTTTTCTACTGGTATCAATATTAAAAACATTCACAATATTGTTTTCGCATCTCCCAGTAAATCACAAATCAGAGTGTTACAGTCTATTGGTAGAGGTCTACGATTGTCAGATGATGGAAGAACAACGAAGCTTTACGACTTGGCAGATGATTTAAGATCAAAGGGCAAACCTAATTTTACTTTGCGACATAGTGCAGAAAGAATTAAGATATATAATAGTGAAAAGTTTAAACATAAGTTAACTAGGTTAAAACTATAATGGATAATCAAAAAGACTTAGCACAGTTTAAATTAACTAACGGCAGCGAGATTGTCTGTGAGGTTATGGAGTGGCCTGATGAAGGTTCCAATCAATTGATTATTCGTAATGCTATGACTATTGTTAATTATGAATATGATGGTGGTGATCGAGCATATGCATTTAGAGCATGGATCCATTTCTTAGAAGATGATAAAGATTATGTGATGATGAACAGTGATCATGTTATAACAATGAATCGGCCTACTGGATATCTAGTTGATCAATATAATATTGCATTAAAAGAATCTGCTATAGTCACTAAAAATAGATTAGAAGAGTATGAAAAATATAAATTAAATGGTCTTAAACAACTATCTGAATCTTTAAAACAATTGTTTGGATTAAAAGACTCTGAAAATATAAATCAACGTATTGATTCTGATAAACCGGCATCCAACATTATTAAATTCCCTACAGATGATACTGTCCATTAATTAAGTATATTCTATTCTTTCCCCGGCGAGTTAAGCTCTAGTATAACACAAAAACATTATGTTTGTCAAGCGTTGACAAAATATTTTTTTTAGTGTATAATGAATGAAATATTATGAGGTATACCTATGAAACCTAAAGATAAACCACACTACGTTAACAATGCTGAATTTTCTCAAGCGGTGGTTGATTATGTTACAACTGCGCTTGAAGCAAAAGAAAAACAAGAAATAAAACCTGTCGTAACAGATTATATTGCAAGATGTTTCTTAAAAATTGCAGAGGGTTTGTCGCACAAGGCAAACTTTGTGCGGTATACTTACAGAGAAGAGATGGTGATGGACGCAGTTGAGAACTGTTTGAAAGCAATTGAGAATTATAATCTGGAGACGGCTACACGTACAGGGAAACCCAATGCATTCGCTTACTTCACTCAGATCTCTTGGTACGCCTTCCTGAGACGTATTGAAAAGGAAAAGAAACAACAAGACATTAAATTAAAATACTTGTCAGAGTCAGGAATAGAATTACTTGTCGCTGAAGAAATTGATAATGATCATGCCTCTAGACAGACTCAGGCCTTTGTTGATGATCTCAGAGAACGCATTGATTATGTTAAGGAAAAAGATAAAACAGTTAAAGAATTTGCTAAGAGTCAAAAAATAAAAAAGAAAAGAACTCGTCATGTGGACTCAGATCTTACGGGGTTTATGAAATGAAAGTAGCAATTTTAAATGATACTCATGCAGGCATTAGAAATAGTTCAGAAATTTTTATGAATTATCAAGAAAGATTTTATTTAGAAATATTTTTTCCATATTTAGAGGAACACGGTATAAATAAAATTCTCCATTTAGGTGATTATTATGAAAACCGTACTTCAATTAACTTCAAGGCACTTAACCACAATCGCCGCATATTTCTTGATCAACTTCGGGATCGTGGGATCCATATGGATATTATCCCAGGCAATCATGATGTTTACTACAAAAACACCAATCAGTTAAACTCCCTTAAAGAACTGCTTGGCCATTATATGAACGAGGTTCGTATCATTGAGAAACCTGAAGTGGTTAGCTATGATGGAATGAACGTTGCGTTAATCCCTTGGATCAATACTGAGAATGAAGAAAAGACCAAACAATTTCTTAATACCTGTAAGGCAGATGTTGTTGGTGCTCATCTAGAATTAACTGGATTTGAAATGCAGAAAGGGGTGACCTGTAATGATGGCATGTCTGCAGATGCGTTTAGACGATTTGATATGGTATTGTCTGGACACTTTCATACTAAAAGTAATCAGGGTAACATACATTATCTAGGCAGTCAGATGGAATTTTTTTGGTCGGACGCTAAAGATAGAAAATATTTTCATATTTTAGATACGGACACTAGGGAACTTTCAGCTGTGGAAAACCCTATCACATTATTCGAAAAGATTCTTTATGATGATACTAAACAGAAACAGTCTTTGATAAATGTTAACAATCTCGATAATAAGTTTATTAAAGTTATAGTAATTAACAAAACTAAACCTCAAGAGTTTGAGAAGTTTATCGACAGAATTAACATGAAGAAGATCCATGGTCTTCAGATTGCCGAAAATTTTCAAGATTTTGCAGGCAAACAGGTTGATGATGATAAAATAAACCTTGACTCTACGGACGATTTGTTGTATACTTATATCGATGCGGTAGATACAGATCTAAACAAAGAACGAATTAAGACACAAGTACGTGAATTAATGATTGAGGCGCAATCACTAGAGATAGCATGATAACATTTCATACGTTAAAATATAAAAACTTTTTAAGCACCGGCGACAATTTTACGAACCTTAATTTAGAAGAGACCGCAACCTCTCTCATTGTAGGTCAAAATGGTTCGGGTAAATCCACTATGCTTGATGCTCTTTCTTTTTCCCTCTTTGGAAAGGCACATCGTAATATCAATAAAATACAATTGATTAATAGTGTCAACAACAAAGGAACTGTTGTTGAAGTTGAGTTTACCGTCGCCGGTGCACGTTATAAAGTTGTTCGTGGTTTAAAACCGTCAGTGTTTCAGATCTGGCAAGGTGATACCATGATCAATCAAGACTCTCATGCCAAAGAATATCAAAAAATTCTAGAACAGAATATACTCAAACTAAATCACAAAACTTTTCATCAAATCGTGGTGTTAGGAAGTAGCAGTTTTATTCCTTTTATGCAACTTCCTGCATCCACGAGGCGAGAAGTTATCGAAGATCTTCTTGATATTAATGTGTTTTCTAAAATGAATACCATTTTAAAAGAAAAAACTTCTATGCTTAAAGAAGCTATATCTGGTAACAGCCATGAGTTACAATTAGTACAGACTAGAATAGACTCACAAAAGCGACATCTATGTGAGTTAACAAAAATCTCTGAGACTGCCAAGCAAGAAAAACTAGATCAAATTGCTGAAGAACAATCAGAGTTGGCCCGCCTTAACACCCAAGTAACAGAATGGGAAGACACTCTGCTGTTTGATTTACAACAGCGACAACAGAGTCTCGATAAAAAAATTAACGAGATTGGTAAGTATGTCTTTCAGTTTAACTCTAAGCAGAAAGCAACAAACAAAGAGATCGTGTTTTATGAAGACAACGAAGACTGCCCCACCTGTCAACAAACCATTGAAACCTCCTTCAGATTGGATAAGGTACAGAACGCCAAGAACAAGTGGGATGAATTGGAAGAAGCGAGACATGCCGCAGAGCATAAAATTAAAGGACTGACTGATGAGAAAGATGCTCTTCAAATTGCTATTGATGTTGAAAATAATAAACTGGATGATGTTAAAACCGTCCGTGAGAAAATCATATGGACACAAAGAAGAATTGATTCTTTACAGAGTGAGTTATCCGAACTCGAAACAGGTGTACATAGCCTGTCCGAAGCACGAGATACTCTCTCAAGTGAAGAAAGTAAAAAAAACGCTCTTACCGAAGAGCGCCTAGAACTAGCAGAACAACGTGAATACAACAATGTAATCACTGAACTCCTTAAAGATACTGGCATTAAGACTAAGATCATCAAGCAATATCTGCCTGTAATAAATCAGTTGACAAACCAGTATCTTCAAGTGTTGGACTTTTATGTCCACTTTGACCTAGACGAAGCATTCAAAGAAACAATTCGCTCGCGACATCGTGATGCGTTCTCTTATGACAGTTTCTCCGAGGGTGAAAAACAACGCATCGACTTAGCACTTCTGTTTACTTGGAGACAGGTTGCTAAGATGAAGAACAGTATCGCCACCAACCTACTGATTCTTGATGAGACTTTCGACAGTTCTCTCGATGCGGATGGGGTTGAGAATCTACTCAAGATTCTTGACACAATAGACAATGAGA